AAAGAAGTTACGAAGACGCATGTCTGTCGTACCATTATCTAATGCAGCAGGTTTCCACTTACCAACGCGTTGATTACTCATATTCATTCCTCCATAATATATGTTAGTATTCTATACTAAATCAAAAGGAATGTAAACAGTTAATTAACTGCTTCTAGCTTTTTTATTCCCAGTGCCCAATTTTCTGCAGCATCTTCTACGTAGCGCATAGACTTGTTAGGAAAATCTTCTGTAAAAAACATTTTACCATTATTATCAAAGTATTTAATATAAGCATACTCTTCTTTAAAATCAAAATGAATTTCACAGTAACCTTCATCATAATCTGACCAGTAAGTAGAAATCTTCTTGCCCATTATTCCTCCACAAAATTTGTAATAGCTGGATAAATTCTTCCTATGGCTTTAGCTATTTCTCTGGCCAATCCCATATGTTCTTTTTGTGTCCCATTTGCAGAACGCAGCTCGATATAATGTATCCAAGAGCGAATGGTACCATTAACATAGAGCCGAGAAACTGTGTTGCCTTCTGGCAAGATTGCTCGGGCTTGTTCTTTTGCAATTCCTCGTTCGATTGCTTCATTATAGATCCTTTTTACTTGGTCAATAATCAAATTTTGTTGAGCGTACCACCAAGCTCGTAATTCTGAATCATCAACATCAATACTATTTTGACGATTCTTAGTGTCCTGCAGACGTGCTTCTCTTAGAATAAAATCATTATCAAGATCATTAATATTAGCATACCGCTGAGAAAACTCTTGAAATGAAAACGATCGGTGGCGGAGAAGCTGCCTTGCGATGTCTCTTGTCGTTTCGATTTCGATGCAGGCTGATGCCATTTCAAATGGTGACCAGTGTTTGTGCTTGATGAGATAGTCAAGTAACTTTGCTGTTGTTTTGGTGTTAGCCTGGTTCGATGGATTGGAGACACGGGCTGCATACGCGATGAGGTCTTGGATGTTGTCGAGTCCCATAATTCCCGGTTCACCTGAGTGTACATGGGGAAAAGGTTGTGAGTATGAGATGAGACGTGCATGCATTATTTACCTTGACCTCGATATTTTTTAAAAGAACTTTTTTTGCTTTTATTCATGGAAGACGTTTTTACGTTTCCATTACCAATAGATGTTTTTTTATTGCCTTTTGCCATTAGTGTAAATATCCTTTTTCAATTGTTGCAATATCATTTTTTAAATCGTACATAGCATCTACTATTTTATTATAGTCTTCTTCAGATAATGATGTTTTATATAAACTAAATCCTATTGTTGTCATAATAGCTGCTACCATTAAAACATCAAAGTTTTCTAGTAGCTCATTAGTTAGCGAAATATATTCTTCATAAACAGCTTCAAATTCTTCTTCATCATATTCCATATTATTGTTCATCTCTTGGAATATAAATGCAATCCATAGCTTGATTAGCATCTGTCAATAAAACTTGAGCTTCGCTTCTTGCTTTATTACAATCTAATTCTCTGTAAAACGTTCCGAGGTGATAGTATTCTACACCACCGCCAGCAACTAATTTTAACCATATGAGTAACCACATGTTGCCTCCTATATTTTAAAGTCTTTAAATCTTTCATTAACCTGAGACTTATCAAATGCCGGTGTATCATCAATAAGGTTGTCTTGTGGATTATCGATGTCGAACAGTCTCATTCTAGATCTATCTATACCTACCGCAAAACGTTTTTTATGATTAGGATCATTATATCTGTTTTTAAGTTGTTTAACCATAATCTGACCTAATGCCTCTAATTCTTCAGAACTTACGAGAGCAAACATGAGATCTGCTGTAGCTGGTAGACCAAACGACTCTGATGTATCCTCTAACCCAGGATCTGACGAACTATAACCACTACGCGTTGTCTGAGTCGCCGATACGATCGGTACATCAAACTCGACCGCAAGGCCTCTGAGTTCTTCCGCAATCGCCTTAATATAAGTGTAAGAGTTAATAGCACCTCCCATACCTTTCATTCTACTTGATGCACAGATATTCAGATAGTCAATGAATATCATATCAGGTACAAAGTTCTTTTTCAGTTTTAGTTCATTTAATAGTGCACGGAAGTGACCAGTGTGAGCTGAACCAGTAGGATACTCTTTAATGATAAGCTTACCATTGGTACGAGAGGCAATTTCGTCTACCTTTGATGTCAGCATATCTTTCGTGATATTCTGCAATTGATCTAATGGGATATTTAATAGGTTAGCATCAATGCGTTCAGCAATACGTTCCTCTGCCATTTCCATTGTAATGTACAAAACGTTTCTACCTTGTACCAATACATTACCAGCACAGTGACACATAAACAATGACTTACCAACACCAGTGCCAGCTAGTGCAATATTTAGGGTTTTGTTAGGTAAACCACCTTTAGTAATTTGATTGAAAAAATCAATGTCAAACGGAATACGTTCTTCATCTTCATGATAGAATTCATAACGCTCATTGACGTTCTCAATATAGTCGTGACCAATATTCGTATCAAATGAGACAGCAAGTGCTTTTGATAATAGATCGGGTAAAGCATTCTTTGTAAGTGACTTATGCTTACCATCAATGATAGAGATAGACTCCATAATTGCGTTATGAATTGCACGGTCTTGGCACCACTTTTCAGTAGTATCTTCTAACCACTTTTCATCAGACGTCTCTTGTACAAAGATATTAGGCAAAATCTCCATAGCTGCCTGATAGTCATTGAACTTATCGCTATTGTCAATCTCAATCTTAAATGCATCAAGGTTAGGCAGCTTATTGTACTTAGCAACAAACTTACCAGCCTCTTTGAATAGTTGATTATAGACACCTTGAAAATATTCAGGCTTTATAAATGGTAGAACCTTGCGCATGTAAGTTTCGTTTGTAAGTACATTACGAAGAATAACTTGTTCTACGTTACTCATTCATTCTCCATTTTATTAAGATTATCAATCATGATGCTTTCTAATATTTTACCAGCAAACCATTGTAGGTCAGTATTATCTGGAGTTAGATCAGGATCGGGTGATGAATGTAGAGTAAAATCAAACTTAAGACTATCTTCCTTTTCATCTATTTTAATATTACCAAAGCTTATAATAGATTCAATAAATTCACCTTCCTTGATTCGAATATGCCAATGATCATCATCACCCGGTGTCAGCTCAAACTCTTTATTTTCATGAAACATGCCTGGTATTTTAACCATAATCTTCCTCCACAATCTCATCCATTGATACTTGATCTTTATGCCCAATAGTATATTGTTTCTTTATAAACTCTTTAAAATCTGTGTTTGTAAAAATAGGTTCCCAAAAGTCATGCTCTAAAGTTTGATCATGCCTAACTTTGCTACCAATTTCACCTGTCTCCATATCAACCGCTGCATACCATCCATTCGAAGGCTTAGTAACGTACCCACCAGCAAGAGCCACGTCAAGCAGGCCAGAATAACTGCGAACACCACCGTCCCAGGAAACAGTAATAGGAATCTTAGACTTTTCTTTAACATATCTACTCTTCTCAACGTTAATAACAAAGTGATAGCCTTGGATCTCAGTACCTTTTTTATCTTGTTGTCTACCTAGAATCCAGATATTGTCAGCTGAATAGTAAATGCCTGTACCACCACCAACAACGGCTTTAGGGAATAGACCGATCTCCATATACGTATGGTTCACAGCCAACATAGGAATATTCTTCATAGCAAGATAAGGTGTTGCCATACGGAATAAACCTTTGAGTGCTTTAGCACGTGACATGTCAGCAACTGACTTTTCGTTCAATGCATCTTCCATCTCTTTCTTGGATGCAAGATTACCAATAGAGTCAATAACAATAATGACCTTATCATCACGATCCAGTGCTTCAAGCTGAGACATTAAGTCAAACTTCAGTTCTTCTACATTTGTAATAGGTGTATGAAGTACTCGGGATGTATCAACCTCAAATTGTTCAAAATAAGCTTGTGGGGAACCAAACTCTGAATCATAGAATAGCATAACAGCATCCGGATTTTGTCTGAGATATGCTGATGCCATAATTAAAGCAAATGAAGTTTTAAAATGTTTAGATGGTCCTGCAAGAACGGTAAGGCCTGGAGCCAAACCACCATCGACAGATCCTGATAGTGCCACATTGATCATTGGCACATCTGTTGGAGTCATATCCTTTTCGTTAAAAAATTTAGACTCTGAAAGAACTTCTGTATTAGAAAGCTTAGAGTTCTTTTTAAGCTTGTCCATAATTGACATGCGGGTCTCCTAAATAAGTAATAATTATATTATACCATAAATTCTGTGAGCTGTACACTAGCAATATTGGGTTTTCCTTGTCTTTGTTCCCATCCAGAAACCCAACCAGAATTATTAGTAATAGTTGATGGTACGTGATCAAAAGTATCATCACTACGAGGCACATAGTTTTGTCCAAATCGCACGAAGTCACAAAATACATCCTCATTATCTCTGGGTGCCCCGCCCATGCGTTCGCATAATATATCCATAAATTGATCTGTCGTATATCCCTTTGATAACATTTTCATACAACGAATGGCGTTGTTCCCAAAATATCCATGACTCATATCATCTACAAGATCTTTATGGTAATCACCCAAGTCATAAGAAAATGCAGCATAAACAAAGTTAAAACGTTTGTGTCCTTGTTTTAAGTTATATTCGTTTAAATAATCTACAACCTGTTTGTGTGTTTTCTTTTCACCAGAATGTAACCAATCGATTAGTTTATCAAGTAAACCTGGTAATTCATCTGTAAGATAATCAATTACGCTAACACCCTTTCTAGGTGATGGCGGTTGGTTACCAATTGATGTAAATGTAGCAATCTTATTAGCCTTACGATACTTTAGATCAGCAATCATCTCTTCGATAGATTCCATAACTCCCCATTTGTGGACACAATTATTTCTATAACCATGGTCTCTTGTAAACGATGCGCCAGAACCCGTAGCTCGATGAGACATATAAGCAAAAAGCCAAGTCTTGAGATCCCATTTTTCAGTTACATAACTATCTACAAGATCTAAGTGCTTTTGACCAAGAGAAATATTTTTTATTTGATGATGTCTTTTAGGCGTTTTACTTCGATACTTTAAATCCTGTAACACATTAGAAAATCCAGCAGCATTTCGAGTATAACAATCATAGATGTCAATCTCTTGCATTAGTGGATCATTAATTTCTTGTGTAGCTACAGACCCTGTATATGGAATAGCACCCCAATTACAATTAAGTTGTAACCACTTTGCCTTTGGATAATAATAGTTTACTAGAACATCGATTGCTGGTTCATTAAGCCACATTCTTTGCCCAATCTCTGTATGAATCTACAGTTTCATATAGGTTTTCATTTTGTAATATTGGTTCTTGTCCCACATTCCAAAACAGAATATCGCGATCAGTATTCTTAGGAATATACTTCCATACCTTACCATCATAGGTATCTATAGTTGGGAATGGTGGTAGGTTCTCTTTCTTTTCAGAAGCAGTAAATGCAAGAGGATCTGATATTGCCTCAGCTCTACCAAGTTCACCTGCCTTCATATTACGTGATACACAGACTGATGTGAACTTAGCATTAGGCCATGCAATCTGTAATGCTCTTGTCAGTACACCGGTTGATGTTGCAACATAAACCTCTTCAGGCTCTTCAATCTGTGATGCAGTCTTTACAATACCTGCAGTTACCTTCTCATGTTTTAGACCCAATGGAACAAAGAAAGCATTAGATCTCTCTGCTGCCCATTTCTGGGCAATAAGATTTAGATTCGGCATTGCAGCAATACGATGAAATTCTACTTTAGCGCCTCGTTCTATACAACATGCCTGGTGATGACTAATTCGTTTTGAGGAAGGCATAAACAGCTTGACTTCCTTTCCGTGTCTTTTAGCCACATCGAGTATGCTAACACCAGCGAGACCAGTACGAGGTTGGACATACACAATAGTGTCGATGTGGTCAGGGAGGCTAGAGATGAGGCAGTCCCCACCACGAACTTTACTGCCAACCAAATAGTCGTCACGAACGACACGGATATTGCTATGAGTAGTAATGTTGGGTATGCCATATGGATCCTCCCATCCCTCTGCTAATTTCAAAAAATATTCTTTGGCATCTTCTAACGTGTATAAAGGACCAACGTCCTTATTTATGCCATCTATTACGTGATTGTTATGTGCCAAAAGGTGATACTCCCCAATCATTTCGTCTGTAATAAGGTGGAGCAATATGGAAAGAAGAACCATGCTCCATATAAGTCTTAGCGTACTTCTCAGGATCCATAGTGTACCATTCTTTTGGTGGCAAGACTACCTTACCCTTTGATTCATCATGTAGAATATTAATGAATTTATTTGTCAAGTTCCATCTACATTTCCATGAACCATAAAACGGAGTCTTTTTATAGAATCCAGATTTAGGTATACGTCTTCCTTCAAACTCTACTGGAACAGGAGCTGCATACCATACATCATCGGACAATTCATTACCCTGCTTGACATACTCTTTAATTGTTTCTTTTAAATCGAAATCATTATGACGCAGTATATGATGCCTAATATCGATAGAACCAAGGCATAACGTAAGTCTTTCTTCCCTTCGACCCAGTTCTTCTCGAAGTCCCTTCCGTAAACTACCAAAAAGAGTCTTACCATCAGTACGGTAAACACTATCACCAACGCCACTAAAAGCAATAGTGTGAGAGTCGCCGAATGTAATACCATTGGTTTTAAGATCCTTGTGTTTTAAAGAAGTAATACTACTTATCCTTTTAGAGACCATATCACACCACTTCTCGGTTATCTCCTCGCATGTAGTATTGGCGCCGATGCGTTTCTTTAGCATGACGCCATAGTCGGGCATATCCCAATCTAATGATACAATATTTTTACATGCGAGGAGAATATTGATACGGTCAAATATGTCTTTTGTTGCACCACCAAAAAGGTTAAGTGTGCCACCAAAGTTTGCACCATGGTCGACATAGACCGTATCCGCATTAAGAATTTGTGGTGTGCATCTATGATCTATAGATGCTCCGAGTAGTTCTTTCCATACAAGTGACCAACCAAGAACATGAGACTTTTCATTCTTTGGGATGTTATTAATTGGGTTTGTAATCACATTCAATAAATTCATATTCAACTCCAGCTTCGCCAAACATATCACTTGTACGCTCAAACGATTCAAGCCATTTATTAGGATAGTCTGCTGCAGGCATTATAACACGCTTTATACCTACTTGTACAACACCTTTTGCGCATTCAGAGCAAACAGGAAGGCCCCAGACGTACAGAGTCGCTCCATCTAATGAAACACCATTATAAGTGGCGTTGTAAATAACATTCTGTTCTGCATGAACAATATATTGATATTTTATTTCTCTATTATTATACCGAACCTCACCGTCG